AATGTCAATGTTACCCGATACGTCAATCATGTCAACTAAATGCCCGTCAACGTTAATAGATACCAATCTATCTGCGTACGTTGCAACATACTTTCTATCGGATAAGACTTCAAGTATCATAGGTATCTCTTTAGAATTGCATTGACAAAGTAACGGAAACAGTCGAGAAAATCGGCACGTTCCGCTAAGTTCTTTCTGTTCGATTTCATGATACCCCCGTCAGAGTTGCATTGTACTTGCTTCGCATCGTAGACGAATCCTTTACACTTGACTGAGTTAACCTTGATGTCCAGCTTCCTCAGTGCGTTGTTGCAATCGATACGGCTGTTGAAGTGGGTAGGGTTGGCTGGAATGATTATCTGACTATCGCCCAGCTTCAACCTTCGCTTTATCTGCGTGTATGCCGAACTGTTATCTCTCTGCTGGATGCTCCTACCGTTACCCATCGCATCACCCGTTATCCTGAGTAGCCCTGTCGGTACTTTGTACGACTCCACATGGTCACAGAATGAATCGATGCTGCCTTTCTCAATCGTTATCTCATCTACCACCACGCACCCCCTGGTCGTTTGTTGGATGACGAGTGCGCATAATGGGTTAATGTTGAAATCGACTGAGATAAACACCGGTATATTAGGGTTGATAGATATACTGTCATCTACGTGCCTGTCATCCATCCATGCGTACAGGAACGGGTTACTGATGTCATCCATCACATCCCAGTCACCCTCCACGAATCGGGCATACTGAATCGGTGGTAGTTCCTTCAGCGATTCAAGGTACTCAGGGCTGATGTACGGATTGTCTGTGATACGTGAGTTGATATACTCCCAGCGTTCCGGAAGCGTTCCTGCTCTCCACCGTTCGTAAATGATAGACTTCACCCAGTTGTTAGCAGGATTGCAAGTAGCGAGGCATACGATGGGTGGGTTGCCCTGCGCCTTATTCCACGATCCGATACGCTCCTGCACCTTGTAGAAGGTAGCCTCTTGTAGTTCGTTCACCTCGTCAAGCCCTGCACCATTTACCTCAAGCCCTCTGAATCTGTTCAAGTCCTTATCGTCATCGAAAGATTCAGCCATAAAGATTAACTCACTCCCGTTGATGAAGTGAACCACGTTGGTGTCTAAGTTCCATTTCTTGATGTACTTCTGCATCCCGTCATTGAGGATAGACGAGAACGAGGGAAAGGTGGTACGCTTGAGGTCGGGTAGTGTCTTACGGATAATAACCCAGCGTGAGCGAGGGTATGCCATACAGAGTGAGCAGAGCGTGAGCAGTAGCCAATACGTCTTACCACCTCGAATTGCTCCTCCGAATACTACTACTCGCTTACTCCCGTTGACCGAAAGGTCGAAGGCTGTTGTCTGTCGTTCTGTTAGGGTGAAGCTCATTCACTCTTAACCGTTCTAATGATTATCAATGGCTCGGTAGTGGTGATGTTGGTATCTCCAAGGTTAGCCCATAGCGCACGCTGGCGATTAGCTAACCAATGCTTGGCTGCTGCCGTGTCGGATGGTAGTTCTTTCTTCAGGTCTACTACTTCGCCATCCCTTGTCAATGCCTGCTCAACTACCGTCACACCGAGCGCACGGTTATACATCGCCTTCGCTACTTTGCCGTCTGCTTCTTCTTTTCCCCGTGTTAATGACTCGGAAAAAATCGGGTAGGTTTTCTTCCACTCATTGAATGTGTCTTGATTTATACCAATGATGTTTGACATCTGAGTATCTGTTAACCCAAGCAATGCCATCTCAAACACTTGCTCATTGAACGCTTCCTTGTACTTGGTCGGTCTTCCTACTGGCTTCTTATCGCTGTCCTCAGTCATATTTCAAAGTTAGTCAATATCATAAACCGTCCTGTCCTTCTTCGCTCCGAATCTGCTTCTCTGGCGTTCTGCGAACTGAACTGCTAATACTTCCGCTTGCTGCGGTGTAAGTCCTTTAGCAATCAGCCTACGGGTGTTAGCTACGATGGCTTGCTTGCTCTTGCCGAATAGTAAGTCATCCGTCATAAGGCACTCTGTGTTGTGGCTACCTGATCCAAGTACACCCGAATGATTTTCTTGATTGAATCCTTATGGCTCTTCGGTATGCGAAATGCCACCGTGGTAGTCGGCTCACCGTACTTATGCTTCGCCCCTGCTCCTGCTCGCTTACCTCCTCTTCGCTCTATGTGTTGTGGTATCATGTTCTACAAAGTTACTTATTCTATTTGATTATGCAATACTACACCGTTGTTTTTAAGGAGGTGCAGCCACGATAAACACCGACTGAAATAGGTCTTCTGTAATTTCCCTCCATCTTCTGAATGCATCAACTGGGCTGTGAATGAACGGTGCGTGAGCCGTGCGTTATGGTAAGTAGTTGCCCTGTCCTTCACCTCAACTTCATCAGGTAGGTAGTTGACCATGTAGTGCGTTATCTTTTCAGTATCCGTCATTTGCACCCCTCCTTCACACAGAAGATTTTACCGTGGTAGACTTTAGCGAACGGGCATTTACCGGCTCTGATGTCGTAGTAGGTTAGATTGCATACCTCAACCTTTGGAATTATTGGTGGTGTTATTGCTTTGCTCATTTGTTTATTTGTTGTAAGAATTCATACTCTGATCTGACAATGACATAAACATGACCCATGTCATTGCATAACTCTTCAAATTTCTTTTGTTCCGGTGATTGCTTCCCCGTTGCAGTTTTCCATTCAATCCACAAAACTTGCCCGTTAGGTTTCAAGAAGCACACATCAGCGACTCCTGCCTGTACTCCCATCGCTTTATTCATTGCTCCCTTGATTGCGTTCTGTGAGTTGTTGTTAATGGCGAACACCCTTCCACGTAAGTCAGGACGGGCATTCCAAAGGTTTACAAATGCTTTCGATTGAGCCTGAATCTCCGAAAGGTTGCAGGCTTGTTCTGAGGTTGCAGGCTTGATTTTTATTTCAATGCTCATAAATTTTTGATTATTAGTCAGTTAAGTGTCAAAGGTTGCAGGTTGCAGGCAATAAACGAAAAAACGAGTTAGGGCTGGCAATAATATAATATGTGTGCGTGTATGTGATGTGTGCGTATAATATATTCTCAAACCCTTTATTACTGTTTTTTTATTAGAGCCTGCAACCTTCTTCTGTAATGCTTGGTACTATTGGGCTAAGGAGGTTGCAGGCTTGTAAATTAGAGCCTGCAACCAGCCTGCAACCTGCAACCCGTTAAAAAGCAGCCCCAAACCCTTTGCGGACAAGGTATACAGTGATTACAGCACCGTCTTTCTTCATCCGCTTGTTCTCATAGTTGAGTTTTTTAAGGATGATGCCGACCTTCTGATTTGAGAGCATGTTGATCTTGCTGTCAATTATCAGGTATTGGATTATGGCCGTTATACTGAGCCATTCGCCATTGCCATTTGTACCAGGTGAAATTCGGTCGTAGATAAGTTCTTCCTCAATGGATGACTGCTTGAAGGATTCGGTATTTTCGTTGAGTTGATCAATCTCATGCTTAAGGATTGAATAGTCGAATCCAGCTTTATAAAGAGAATATAACTCCATCCAAAGCTGATCCTTGTCGCATTGGTTGTAGAGTTCATGGTCAATACCATTTATGTGAATCGGTATTATGCGCCTGTTGCCCGTAGGATCGTTTAATATCTGTGTTTCGTTGCTTGTGCCACAGAATACAGATAAACGCCGCAAATCAACTGAAACACGCCCGTAAGGCTCTCGTACATTAATCCATGCCTTTGATGTTATCTCCTTCAATCGCTTTTCTTCTCTTTTTGATTTGCCCCCGTATTCGTCATCAAGGATTATCAGCTTCTTTGTCATGAGGATCTCGTCATCTTTTCCGGCATCCATCTTTGATTCAGCAAATAGGGGTTGTAGTGCTTGAGGCAGAAGGTATCGAAACCAATGAGTCTTTCCCGTGCCTTGAAGCTCACCGCAGAAGACAAGGACAAGTGGGCTGTGCTTGCCGTATGCAGAAGCGACAACCGATACCAGCCATTTTTTAATCCATGTTTCGTAACCTTCTGTGTCTGTTTTTATTGAGTTGAACAGAAGTGCCATGTTAGGGCAAAGGTCTTCATTTGAAAGTAAAGTTCCTTGCTGGAAGAACTCAACAGCCGGATTGTAGGAGTCAACTCGGTTACTGAAAAGGATTGAGCATACAAGGTCTTTCGATGCATCTTTGAAAGCGACCTTAGTATCTAAGAATATTGAATTGATGTCGCTGTCATCTATTGCCTTACCTCTTAGTTCTACGTTTCGTGAAAGCAAGTTTTTCCGAATCTTGTAAGGTTTCAAAAATGCTACTATGTCATCAACAATATTTTCCGATTTATGTTTAATGTCGGATGCCAGTACCTGGTTGATGATGTCCTCACTTTCTGCTTCGTCTATTCCGGCAAACTCCTTCAGCGTTTTTTTAATCTGATCAGGCTTCATGCCGGAGGCAGACTGAGAAGATGCAGAACGTATTATCTCTTTCGTCTGTGCTGAGTAAGTATCAATGCCGTTCTGCTTTGCGAGATGGTAGATAGTGGCAATGGTGGCAATCTTTGTTTTCGATTGTGAGGAGTTCTTAAGGCAGGAGTCAAACTGCTTATCTGTATCCGATGCGTTATACTTCGATGAAAGCGAACTAAGGGTGTGGAAGTAATCACGACCATCTTCGCCGAACTGGCTGATTATAGAATAGGCGATGGTAACCCAATCGGAATACTCTTCGCATAGATTAATTGACCGGTCGTAGAACTGTTTGATTATCAAATCGAAATCAGACTTGACAAAAACGGTACGCTGAATCTTTTTAGGTTTTTCTTTTTTAAGGTACTTCTTGAATATGACAGCCTTTTCATTGATGTGAATAAACGGATCGAAAGAAACGAACCTTGCACGGCTGACATTCTTACCAGACTGATCAACGATTATCTGGTATGTCTCATAGAGGTATGCTGATATTGACTCAAAGGCATCAGCATGACGAGTGCCGTCAATCTTAAAAAGGCAGCATAAGCCGTTTCCGGAAATCGAAACAAAGGCAGAATAAACGTAGCTGTCCTTAACGAGAATCTCCTTGGTAGTGTTTGCGTTTTCGATGTTGTCAATATCAATAGCTATGATGCCGGAGTGCTTTCGAAGTGATGAATCTTTCCTTTCTGAGAAGCTGCCTGAGATGGTGACGAGTGGGCATTTTTGCTTTTCCGCTGATCGCTCTTTCTTGTCTTTGATGGTGCGAACCTTTAGTACCTGGTCTTGCCATGCTCCTGACTTGATGCCATTAAGGAAAGCGTCCAATGCTACGTCTTTGTCATTACTATCATGGACGTTGTTGTAAGCTGATATTAATATTTTCTCCATGACGTGTAGTGTTTTTTAAGTTCTTCTGTGAGTGTTTCTTCAATCCTTTCGCCGTACCAGCTGCTGTTCCACTTCTTCATCTGCTCTCTACACCACAGCCTGCCAAGTTCGATATTTTTCTGTTTTATAACTTCGTATGTTTCATCATTCATCTCTGTAATTGTGGTCTTCGCTTGCCGTGCCAGTTCTTTAGAGATAAGAAAAAACGAATAATACAGCTTGTACTGATCGTTTTTCTCAATTAAAAGTTTCACGTCAATAGTGTCCGACATTAAGATAAATTCGGTGATTTCTTCTTCTTCCAATACTTTGACAGGAAAAGGAGTTAGGCAGTACGGACATACCATGATGCGAGTATGTACCATTGCATCACAGTTATCGCAGGACTTAAGCGGAGCGATGCCGTTTCCTTTTTTCGGTGGGTTATTGAATATGTATAGCCAATCTCTTTTTTCAGACCATTGACCATGAGTGATGCAGTTACCTCCAAGGTCGATGATGGTAAACGCTTGCTTGATGTAGTGAGTCCTTGCCCCTCGTCCGCACATCTGAAGCCATAAAGGCATTGATGCAGTTGCTTTGTTTACTATTACCGTTTCAATATCAGGCTGGTCGAATCCTGTTGTTGCTATTCCGACATTGCAGAGAATGGCATCCTGTGTAGCATCAAACCATTCTAAGGTACGCTCTCTATCTTTTGAGTTAGCGTCCAAATGCTTGCAATTGAATCCAGCAGATAGGAACGCTTGACTAACTAAAATCGAATGCTCAACATTGCAATTGAAGACTATTGTTTTCCGATTTATAGAATACTTCTTATAGGCATTGACAGTAACCTCAACATACTTCGGATTGCTAAATTCAGATGCCATTTGCTTTTCGTCAAACTCACCCATCTTCATCTTCAGCGATGCCCTGTCAACTGTTTCCTTTGCTCCGTATGTAATCTCATTGCAGAGAAAGCCTGACTCAATAAGTTCGGGAATATCAACACCAGTTACAATGTTGTCGAAGTAGTTTCGTAGTGGGTTTGATTTCTTAGCTGCTAAAGGTGTTGCTGTGAATCCTATGATAAACTGATCCTGAAAATAGTCTATCACCTTAGTGAAGTTCCCCAGGTGGCACTCGTCAATTATTATCATCCCGATATTCCGAAACTGATCAAGCCGTTTGTATGCCGTTTCAATCATTGCCACATAAACCGGTGCTGGCGGTATGTGCTTCATCCCTGCAATGACCGACTGAGCATAGATGCCGTTACATTTCAGTAGTGAATTGGATGCCTGCTTAAGTAGTTCTTTACGGTGGACAAGGATAAGAACTGACTTCCCTGATTTCTTGATGTATCTGTCGCAAATGGCAGAAAAGCAAACCGTTTTTCCACCTCCTGTCGCAAGCTGAGCGACAATCTTTCTGTTAGTTATTAATGACGTTGAGAGACTTTTTACGAATCTCTCTTGGTAATCCCGTAGTTCCATAAATAAAAAAATCCACATAAGAGAAGCCCGACAGCCTCCCTTACGTGGAAAAAGTTCTTGAATCGTTCGTTGTCATGTGTCGGCATAACTGAACACTATAAAGATATAAAAAGCAGGTGACTTAATCGCTCCCTTAAACAATTATTTGCGACATCACCTGCTCTGTAGCATTTGCCGATTTTCATTTAATATAGTACGTACAAGTCGTAGTCACCGTGACTTTATTATTACCTACTCCGGTGGTCGCTGTGCTTGCCATGCCGTCAGCTACCTTACGTGCTTCCTTCGCTGTTAGGTCGCACTTCTTAAGGTAGGTGATGACTTCTGAGTCGCTGTTCTTGTGTACCGTGACCGTCTTGATGTTGAACTGGTAGCAGGACTTCTCGCAGGAGGTCAATGTAGCTACGATGATCGTTAGTAGGATGAGTGCTTTTTTCATGCTTCAGTTGTTTAGGTATTCGTCAATTAGTTTGATGCACTGGTCTGCTCCTGTTCCGAAGACGGCAAGATACCCAGCTTCGTTAAGTGTGTTAAGTATCTCAGCCTGTCGCTCTGTATGCTCGTTAGACTTCAGCTCACCGTCTTTCTTGAACGGATTGCCCTTCTCTGTCTTTATCTCTATGAAAAGCCCTGAGAAGTCTTTATTCGGCATGGCGATAAATAAGTCAGGATAGCCCCTAATTGGATTCATCGCCTTGTGGTTCTTGGATTGGAAGACGCTCATGTACATTCCAGCAGCGAAGTCAAACCTAAAGATTACCTTCGGGTACTTGATGCTCATGTAGCGTGCTATCACTCGGTATATCTCGGCTTCTTGTTGCATGGTATTCGGATAGAATTTGTTCGCGTGAATTGTTAGCAAGGTAAAGATAGAACTCAGCAGAGTAGCTGATGTGTGATGCCCGGTGTGTGTGATTCTCTAACTCTTTGATAGTGGACTCTATGACGCAGGGCTGCTCGGTGTTTAGTATCTCAAGCCCTGCCTTCTTCCCTATCTCATGCTGTATGCGTTCTGTCAGGTTGGAAATGTTCACCATCAAGTCCTTCGCTATGATGCACGCTGGCACTTCGCCATTCATAGCCCACCATCTGTCCATCGCCATCTGCATTCGTACCTCTATCTCTCGGTGAAATAGCATCTTCTCAGTCTCGTAGCGATCTTTGTAGTGCTTCAGAAGTTCTTTCATGGCTTGTAGTTATCGGTGTAGTATTGTTCGGCGTCTTCATCTGAGCAAGGGTGCATATCTGATTTGTAAGCCTCAATTATCTGCTGCTTCTCCATTTCGATGGACTTGTCTATAAGTTCTTGCATGTATGCTTCACTTAATCTTATAGAAATAGTCGGTATCAACTGCTTAATGAGCCATTGTACTGCTGTGGGTGTCTTGTCGCTCATGATTCGTAGGTTTCGGTGTAGTAATGTTCTGATGTTTTTTCTGAGTCCCAATTTGTTATCCCATCAGCCCAAGCATCAATTATCTGCTGCTTTTCATTATCTAGCGCAGGGTAAATTAAATTGTGGTGCTGAATCATGAAATCACTGAACGTTATTTTTCCCTTTGAATACTTAGAAAGGAGTTCCGCGCTTTGTTCATGCAGCTGCTCAACAGCCGTTTTATTTTTATTGCTCATGATTTGTAGGTTTTGTTGTAATAATTTTCAAATTGAGAGTAGTAGTCAGACTCAACTCCTTCATCAAAAGCATTAATCATCTGCTGCTTCTCCATTTCTTTGGCTTTCAGAAATAAATGGTAAATCCAAATAGGTAAATTTCCCATATCATTATTTTCAGCTTGTTCTTCAAGCCAGCTAACCGCCGTTTGTGTCTTGTCGCTCATGATTTGAATTTTTGCTTGTAATGGGCTTCGCCATAATTTCTGTCTGTTTCAGATGGAGAGAGTGATGGCTCATCTACCCCATAGGTTTCAATGCAGCCTTGTTCATACATGTCAATCATCTGCTGTTTCTCCATTTCGATGGCTTGTTCAAATGTGTTTTTTACATCTTCTAATGTATCAATTACAAATAAACCATTTGATTGTTTTTCGCCTATTTGTTCCATAAACCATTCAACCGCCGTTTGTGTCTTGTCGCTCATGATTTCTGACTTTTAATCCGTTTACAATTGTTGTAAATAAAGAACAATGCCATTACTATTAAAAGATTAGCATATATCCAGTATGGCGTGAATAAAAGAAGGCACACGCTACCGCTCAATTGTACTATCCAAAGAACGTTTATCATTTGTAATGTACTTTTCATGTCATTTGAATTTTATGTTTACAATGTTTTTAGCCACTATGCTATTGCCGTCCTTGTACACAGTATCGCCTTTGATTGAATCACATTCCATGGTTGGATGACCTTGATATCCATCAGTTGTAAAATACAATAGCACCTCTATTGGATAGGTTTTGGATGGTGTGGATGATGAAGGTAATATCTCATTCAATACTATTGCGAAGATACACCCTCCCATAAATGACAGGCATCCTATTGTAATTGCTTCTTTCATGATTGCTTTCATGATTTCTGTTTTTTGAATTGTTCAAACCATTTGTTAAATACTCCTATTAGAATTTTATTTCTGCCCATTGAATAAGCATCTTTAGCTATTGTTTTAACCTCCTCCTCACTATACATCCTTTCCGCTTGCCATGCAGCACCTTCTCTCACTCCATCCTCCCAAATATCCTGCGTACTTGATTCATGGTATCCTTCTCTCTCTATAAATTCTTCAATCGTTTCTTTGCTCATCCTTTCTGAATTTCAAATTGTAAATATTCAATCGCTTTTTGCAGGTCTTTCAATTGCGTTTCTGAATCCTTCTTCCCAGCCCGTAGGACGTACTTGATAGCATTACCGAGGCAGAAGTTCAAGTCGTGTGCTTGGATCACCTTAATCGCCTCGTAGACGTTATCCTCGCCTCCGTAGTAATGTGGGTGCGATACCTCGCTGGCGGTGGTGAGGGGTGGTTCGATCCATCGGAAGGTGCCAGCATTGACACGATCAAAATGAGCATGAAGTCCAGGGTTAGTTGTCACCCATTTAACATTATAGAAATCTCCTTCTTTTTCTATAACGATAAATTCATCCCATACATCAGTATTTGCACGCGTATTATATTCAAACCTTCTTCCGATATTCTCCTTGAAATTCGGCGCGTTGTCGTATTCTCTGTAGTCGCTCATGGTCTTCTTATTTAGTAAATGAATTCTTAACTGTATCCCATTCCTTCCTGATGTAGTCTTCAATTAAGAAGTTCGCCTGTTGTAGGTCATGATCGCTATGTCGGCAGACGAAGATATCATTCTCGGTAGAACTGTCCTGCTTCGCTCTCGCTGG